GTGTACCTGTAGGTGAAAGCTGGGAAGCTGAGATAACCAAATTAATAAAGCTCTTAGAAAATAAATGAAACAATTTAGAATAACCAGCGAAAATATAGCACCTATCGATCAAAACGGTGACACTTATCTAGCTCCAAACGATCCTGCACAAGAAATACGTAGGCTACAATTTTTAGGGGGATTAGGTGGTCAGGCTAGGTTACATGAATATAATGATAACCTCAAACAAGGAAGTAATATCACTGTCACTGCCGCAGAAAATGCCAAAATAATGCGAGAAAAAAACATTAAACCCGGTACTCCCGAGTGGTTTCAATTATGGTTCTCAAGACCATATCTCACTTCCGAGAAAAAAGTTAATAAATAAGCGTATGAGAGCTAGAGAATTCATAGTTGAAAAGCAAGAATTTAAAATATCACAGCAGGTGTCTATACCTAATGTATCACACGTAGGGGTGCCTGGGAATCCTCAAGGCCCTACAAATTATTATCACAAGTATAGGCTAGGTGTAGCAATGGCAGCAAGCCCAGATTTTGAACATGAATATCCGGTAAATGGAGAATTTGTAGATGACATGGTAATGGTGGCTTATTCAGAGGCAGACGTAGAGATTGTAAATCGTGCTTATACAAAATTTGGATACCACGCTAAAAAGCTATCAACTAAAGGTAGTCAAGAAATGAAAGATACCTACGTTATCAGTCCTGTATGTAATTGGAACAAAAATGCGAGCTAGAGAATTTATTTTTAAAGAAGACAAGGAATACAATCCTAAAAATTTTAGGAATGATGCCATGAGTGCATTACCAGATTGTCATGTTTGGCCTGACCTAGATAATAGTTCTGGATACCTAGCCTACAGATTTGGTGTAGCCATGGCAGGCATGCCTGATCAAAAAATGGCTGTTGCTGGTCCAACAGGTTTAAAAATGGTAACCATTGGTTATACTCAAGCTGAAAAGGCAATTATTGATGCTACACAAAATCTAGTAGGCACACCAAAGGTTAGAATTTCTTCCGAAGGCAGTAAAGAACTAGCAGACACATATACAGTAAGTCCAATACCTAATTGGAATCAGCCTAAAAATGCAAAGAAGAAAAAGAAATGAAAATCTTTGAACTGTTATCTGAACAATCTATCAAAGAAGCTGCCAGCGTAGGTGCTGTTTCCACAGCCGACGTTTCTACCCTAGGTATGAATCCAGCACTGAGCCCCGGCAAGGCCAGAGGTCGTAAATCTTATACAGGCTCTCCTGGACGTAGCGGAACCAAAGCACCACCACAGCCCAAGGTTGTTCAACCTAAAACTAAATCCGGCACCGCAGTAAATGCACTGAATATGAAAGGTGCTAACCTTTTTGGCGAACCAGCAATTAAAAGGAAATGAGTTTTTTAATTGCAAATTTGCCTGCCGTACACTGTTTTGTACGCAAAGAATTTCTATACGATTTTGAAAAGGGTCAGGGAGAATACGAACCCTGTATCTGGGTCAGTTTAAAAACTATTAGAGGACAGGCATTTAGAATAGAAGTATATCTTCCTAGATATGCCGCCTTATATGACAAATTGCCATTGCATGCCTTTGTCAGCAGAGATCAAAACTTAAATCCACAAGATTTTTTACCTCTTGATACACTACAAATTTGGGACTGCTTTAGTTATGATATGACTATTTTGCAGAAAGCTTTTCTTAAAAACCTAACCTGCAAGTTTTATGCCAAAAATAAAAAACTCTACGCAGGACAATATCTGTTTACGGTTGATCATGCTAGTCCAGATACAAATATCATAGACACAACCTATTCAGAAGTAGCAGAAGATCATAAATCTTTTAATTTTATCGAATTAGATAATGGACAATATGCAGCACAACCAAATAATCGATGTTTATTTTTGGATGCTGCCAGCAATCCAAAAGAATTAACTTTTCCTGATTTTAAGGTTTGTTCGAAAATATATCGCGTCGAAACAAATCCCAAATGGAGTTTGGGAGATTCTAATTCAGTAACCTACGAATAAATCTTGATCTACACATAAGTATTGTGTATTATAACTAGTCAAGGAGATTATATGAGCAAAGCATTTGGTGATCCAGAAAAAATTAAAATCAAACAAATCGTTTCAGAAGGTGTTACCGTGATGCAGGAAATTCAAACTCTGCAAGAAGGTCTAAATGAAACTATCAAAGCAGTAGCTGAAGAACTAGAAGTGAAACCCAGCGTTATCAAAAAAGCAATCAAAGTCGCACAAAAAGATCTTTGGGATCAAGTCTACAGAGAATTTGACGATCTAGAAGCTATCGTAGATATCAGTGGACATGCTACCCGCAAAGAGGATTAATGGTTGACATCCTTAATGGAATCTTTGAATGGATCCGGCAAGATTTCAAGAGCCATAGACTTCGTTTTTGTCTTGAGGTCTTTGCTTGGGCTCTATCTATTGGCTGTGCTGGCGTTATGGCCATCACCGTGCCTAATCCACCCCTTCTTGCCTTGTACCCTGTTTGGATTACAGGTTGTTCTATATACGCTGGGTGTGCTTATAGTCGTCGTTCCTTTGGTATGCTGGCTAATTATATACTGCTGGTCTCTATAGATATTTTTGCACTAACAAGATTGTTGATTAACTAATGCCTAGATGTCCTTATCTAACCAAAGACGAACTCTGTAGCATTTATGAAACACGCCCAGAGTGTTGTAGAAGTTTCCCAAATAGAAATAGCCCAAACTGCTATATTCCAGACTATTGTGATTTAGATTGCAAGAACTGTAAAGACAAATGTTGCAATTATATCAGCCTAGATGAAAAAAGCAGTGATCCACCAAAGCCCGTTGATTTCTATAGATCATTGAATATAAAATGTGAAAACTGTACGCAATGCTGGGTTAAATAGTAAAGTGAAAGGTTCAGCGAGCCATAAGTCGCTAGGTGAAGGTCAGTGAGCCATAAGTCACAAGGAGAAAAATATGAGTTATGTCGATGCCATCTGGGATCGTGAAAACGACGTTGTTAAAACAGTCGAGCGAGACCCTAAAAAAGGCAGAATCTATCAAGATTATCCCTGCCGTTATGTTTTTTATTATCCCGAAGCCAAAGGTAAATTCCGCAGTATTTTTGACGAACCCCTATCTAAGGTCACTGCAAAAAGCTGGAAAGAATTCCAAAAAGAACAGCGTATACACAGCGGTTATAAATTATACGAAAGTGATATAAACCCAGTCTTTCGTTGTCTAGAAGAAAATTATCAAGGTCGCGATGCACCTAAATTAAACGTAGCATTCTACGATATTGAAGTTGACTTTGATCCTGAACGTGGATATGCATCACCAGATGATGCGTTTATGCCCATTACTGCAATCTCAGTTTTTCTTCAATGGATGGATACTCTAGTATGTTTGGCTGTTCCGCCTAAGACATTAAAAATAGAGGAAGCTAGAGAGCTGGTAAAAGAATTTCCTAATACAATTCTGTTTGAAACAGAATACGAAATGCTAGACACATTTCTAAATTTAATTGAAGACGCGGATGTGATCAGCGGTTGGAATTCCGAAGGTTATGACTTGCCCTACACAGTAAATCGCGTAACCAAGGTGTTGAGCAAAGAGGATACACGTAGATTTTGCCTGTGGGATCAAATGCCCAAAAAACGTGAATACGAAAAATATGGCAAGGCCGCAGTGACCTACGACATATCGGGTCGTGTTCATCTCGACAGTCTCGAACTGTATAGAAAATATACCTATGAAGAACGTCATAGCTACAGTCTAGATGCAATTTCTGAATATGAACTAGGCGAACGTAAAACACCCTATGAAGGCACACTGGATCAACTCTACAACAATGATTTTCGTAAGTTTATTGAATACAACAGACAAGATACTGCACTGTTAGATAAGTTGGATAGAAAATTGAAGTTTATCGATCTTAGCAATAAACTAGCACATGAAAATACTGTATTGCTACAGACTACTATGGGTGCTGTGGCTGTAACTGAGCAGGCCATTATCAATGAAGCACATAGACGTGGAATGATCGTGCCTAGTCGTTCAAGAAGGGACGATGAAGACACACAGGCCGCAGGTGCTTATGTTGCATATCCTAAAAAAGGACTGCATGAATGGATTGGCTCTATGGATATCAATAGCCTATACCCCAGTGCTATTCGTGCTCTAAATATGGGTCCAGAAACAATTATTGGTCAGCTACGACCAGATTATACGCAGGCAGAAATTGCCAGCAAAATGGCCAAAGGTTCTAGCTTTGCCGCAGCATGGGAAGGTAAGTTTGGCACCAATGAATATGAATTTGTAATGAACCAAGATAAGACCAGAGAAATCACTGTCGATTGGGAAAATGGTTCTAACGATGTTTTAACTGGTGCACAGATCTACGACGTGATTTTTGAAAGCAGTAAACCTTGGATGATCTCAGCCAATGGTACAATCTTTACCTACGAAAAAGAAGGTATCATTCCAGGACTGCTGGCACGTTGGTATGCTGAACGTAAAGAAATGCAAAAGAAGCTAAAAGAATCTATCGACGCAGGCAACGACATAGAAGAAGAATATTGGGACAAGCGTCAGTTGGTTAAGAAGATTAACCTAAACAGCCTATACGGTGCTATTCTCAATGCAGGCTGCAGATTCTTTGATAAACGTATTGGGCAATCAACTACGCTAACTGGTAGAAGAATTGCACGACATATGGCTGCCAAGGTCAATGAAATTATCACCGGAGAATATGACCACGTTGGCAAAAGTATAATCTACGGCGACACTGACAGTGCATATTTTTCAGCCTACACTACACTTAAAAACGAGATTAACAAAGGACAGATATACTGGGACAAAGACACTGTTATCCAACTCTATAATAGCATAGCAGAAGAAGTCAACGGTACATTTCCGCAAATGATGTCGGATAATTTTCACTGTCCAAAAAGCCGCGGAGAAGTTATACGTGCAGGTCGTGAAATTGTTGCCAGCAAGGGCCTATTCATTACCAAGAAACGCTATGCGGTTCTTTACTATGACAAAGAAAACAAGCGTCAGGACGTTGAAGGTAAACCGGGCAAAATTAAGGCCATGGGGCTAGATCTTAAACGCAGCGATACTCCAGAATTTATGCAGAACTTCCTTAGCGAAATTCTAAATAAAGTTCTTAATGGCGTGGAGGAACAAGAAATACTTGATATGATTTCTAAGTTTAGAACTGAATTTAAATCTAGGCCCGGTTGGGAAAAAGGTTCGCCAAAACGTGCTAACAATATTACTGAGTATCAGGCCAAGGAAGAAAAAGCGGGCAAGGCTAACATGCCAGGTCACGTTCGTGCAGCAATCAATTGGAATACTCTTAAGCGTATGAACAATGACAAGTATTCAATCAGTATAGTTGACGGAATGAAAGTTATTGTCTGCAAACTTAAAGATAATCCTTTGGGCTATACCAGCGTAGCTTATCCAACAGATGAACTACGCCTACCTCAGTGGTTCCAAGAACTGCCATTTGATGATGCAGCCATGGAAGCAACCATTATCAACAACAAAATTGATAACCTAATTGGCGTATTGGAATGGGATATTGATTCAACCATACAAGACAGCACATTTAATAATCTCTTTAGTTTTGAATAAAATTTGTTTGACCTACACTAAAATTCTAAATATAATTAAGAAAAGGAAATTACCATGAAAGAAATTCTACAAGATATCGTAAGCCACACGCATAATCTAGGCTTCCTAAATGTTGTTAAAATTACCGGCGATAAAAAGACTACAAAGATTGACAGCATGGCAGATGATCGTTCAGTGATCTTGTTTGCCCAAACTAACGATCCTTATCCCGAAAT